CACGTAAACCAGAGAAGCCCATGTGTGGGTTGTCTGCAGTATCTAGGGTGTACGACCAGTTTTACGAGAAGAACATCCTGCGTACATACTGGGCTAACAGTGTGCGTAGAGACAGTAGACAGTACTTGTACAAAGAAGGGTCACTCGATGAAGAGGCACTGGCCAAGATAACGGCAGGTGTGGATGGTGCAATGATTGCAGTGGATGAACCTGTACTCGACGGCATAATCCGTGCAGTGGGTGTAGAACCATTGTCGGGTAACTTTGACAGGTATCTAGGCTACATAGAGCAAGACATCAATCGTGGCAGCATTTTGGCACCGTTTAGTCGAGGGGAAGCGACGAAGGCGACGGCGACCGAAGTGACTGCCCTTGCTCAATACTCCGCATCGGAGATTGGAAAACTCGCAAGAGAGCGGGACAATGCCATTGAACTGATTGCCCTTGCATATCTACGTATCATTGCTTTACTGGCTGAAGACAAAGACCAAGCCGTGATTGAGGTAGAAGGTTTACCAAAGGTCATCACGGTACAAGACTTGGATGCCAAGTTTAAGATTGTGGCACTGGACCAGTCGTCTACACCACTATCTGAAGCACTGAAAAGAAACAACCTTGTCCAACTGCTCCCTGTGCTTACAAGTCTAGGTGTGCCTGCTGACAAGATTAAAGAAGAACTAATACGTATTTATGACTTGCCAGAATCATTTATGGAAGCTCCTCCAGCACCACCAGCACCACCACAAGGTATGGGAGGTCCTGCACCGGAGCAAATGCAAACCACGCCTGGAGAGATAGGTGCGCAAGGTGAACTACCATCTGCACAACTCGCTGCCATGCTCAACACACAGAGACAATAATGCCATTGTACACCTACCGATGTCAAGCCTGTAACAAAATACATGAAGAGATAGTCTCGTTTTCAGACCATGAAAACAACTGTGTACCCAAGGTATGTGGTACTGACACATATGAATCTGGATGTGGCGGCAAACTTTATCGTATGTTAACAGCACCTGGTACACATAGCAGTTGGGCAGGCACTGGCAAACATGGAGTCAATGGCTACTTCTCTAAGGCATTGGGTAAACACGTAGCCAATAGGCACACAGAACAAAAGATTATGGAAAGTAGAGGGTTTGTATGCGAAGCTGACCTGCCCAAAGACCGATGGGATACAGCGGTTGAAACACAGAAAAGACGTGTTACAGCACAAGATAAAACAATAGAAACCTACACGGAGGCCTTGAAAAGTGGTAAAACAAAAGAAGAGGCTGTGGTGGAAGCGTTTCCTGCACGCGATGCAGTCAGTGGTAAGTTGGATGAAACTTGGGGGAAGAGTGAATGAAGAAATGTTAGAGGCTGAAATCAGTGCAGCCGAGCAAGATGAAGAAGTGGCGTTTGCACAAATGGCACCACGTGGTAGATTCAGTGCCAAAGCATTGAACAACCTGGTCAAAGCCACCAACCGTTTGCTGCCTAAGTTTGGGCAGACACCAGACTATCCCTTGTTTCAAGGTGACATCACAGAGTTTCCAACAGACTTTGTACGTGTACTCGCTATGTTTCAAGGTGCAACAGATGATGCTGTAGAGCAGGGTATTGTAGACGACGAGTTTGCATTTGACTTTGAAAACATAAGCTCGGACGCGAATCTGATGGTCCTAGCAGGCAAAATCAACAAACTGGCATCGGATAAACAATACGACAGATACCTACGGTCACAACCTACTGAAGAGGAAGAGACTGAAGAGGGTATCACAGAAGATGAAATCACAACTGAAGACATGCCACTGGAGGATGTCGAAACTTTATTTATGGAGAGAATGTGATTTATCTTGAACCAAGAAGCATATTTGATAATGCTATTGTACAGAAAAAACCTGTGGTATATGACTTTGATAAACTTATTGAAGTCATGATGGATAACTACGATTGGGGTTATATAAAAGCCATAGATTGGTATTGCTATAACATTGAACCACTTAAACTACACAAAGGACTAAGAATACAAGGAGATTGATATGCCTAAAGTCAACGGAAAGAAGTTCCCATACACAGCAAAGGGAAAAGCTGCTGCAAAAAAAGCCAAGGATGCCAAGAAGTCAAAAATGGCTAAAGTGCGTGCAGCCAAACGTAAGAAAACCATGCCTAAAAAAGGCGCATACAAAAGGAAATGAAAATGAATAACACTACCTCCGGTACGGAGACTGTTGAAAACGTAGACACGCCAGAAACAACTGAAACTGAAACTGAAGCAGTAGAAACTGAAGATGTGGAAACACCTGATGGTGATGATAGTGTTGATGGTGGTGAAGAGAATGTAGAGCTCATGACCATTGAGGAACTGTTGGGCCTTAATGAAGAGGACTACGAAGAGTTTACCGAAGATGCAAACCACAAAGGTATGAAACCACTCCATGAGTGGATGCAGCACATACCTGAAGATGTGAGAAAGCATGTTGCTAATATACGTTCTAGTTACACTCAAAAGACACAAGAGTTGGCTGAAATGCGAAGAGCACTTGAAGCCGAGCGAGCAGAACTGCATAGACAACAAGACCATGCAGTTAACAACCCGTTTCTTAAACGTGCTGAAGAAGAGTTGGCAAAAGAAGAAGAGTACGACATCTACACAACAGAAGGGATGCAGGCTGAAATAAAACGCCAGGCAGCAAAAATGCTTCAGGAAATGATGAAGCCAGCCCAAGAAGAGATGCAGATGAAACAACGTCGTATGCAGCTCGAACAGTTTAAAACTGACAATCCAGAGTTGATGAATGATGACTATCGTTTGCCAGTGGCACAGATGTTACAAGAGCGACCAGAGCTACGCTTGGAGGATGCTTTTTACATTGTAAAAGCCAAAGTAGATGCACAAAAACTCAAAGAAGAGCGTGCACAGATAGCCAAACAAAAGTCTACACGGCGTGAAACACTGCGTAAAACATCCGGTGGTAAGTCTGTGTCTCCTAGTGGTACACCAAAGTTTCGTGATGCTTGGGAAGCCTTCCAATATCACAAGTCACAAAAAGCAAAGAAGTAGAGGATGTTATGCCTAAAGGTAAGCGCAACGTAGACAAGATTATCGTACATCATTCTGCTTCTCCGCAGTCTACAACAAAAGAACAGATTTATGATTGGCATGTCAATGGCAATGGTTGGTCTGACATTGGGTACCACTACATTGTATTGGGTACTGGAGAAGTGGTGGCCGGGCGTCACATCAATAAAACAGGTGCTCATTGCAAAGGTAAAAACAAGGGTTCCATTGGGATTTGTGTGACTGGAAATACATCCAATGAAGCACCAAGCACCGCACAAATGGAATCGTTGTGGGGCAAAATTAAAATGTTAATGGAAGAATATGGTCTTGAACGCAGTGATGTGTATGGACATAGAGACTTCGGTACAACCGAGTGCCCAGGTAACTACTTGTATGCAATGTTACAACAGTTCAAAGGCGGACTGCTTGCATAGGGTTGACAATAGAACAATTACAATTTAAAATGCCTATGTCGAACAAACTCTTTGAGCACTTGGTAGACAACCATTCCACAGGAATACGGTTTAGGCGAAACTACATAAACTAAACATTATAGGTAAAACAATGGCTATTTCGAATGATTTGCTATCGTCGACCTTGTATTCCATCCGTGATGGCGAAGTTGACGAATTATTTCAAAAGGTTGCATTCCTTGACAATGCAAAACGCTTTGGTGGTATCGAGTATGAAGATGGTGGTATTAAAATCCAACGTCCCCTCTCAATCGCTGAACACTCTCAAATTACTAACCTTCCTACTGGATACGAAGCAGTAAACCTTGCTGTTAAAGACGTATTGCAACCTGCTATCTACGAGTGGGCTGACTTTACTGCTCCTATCGTTATCACCAAGAAAGAAGAGTTGGAAAACAAAGGCGAGAAAGCAATCGTGAAGATTGTTGAAGCTCGTATGCGCTCTGTTATGGGTATGCTTCGACGTGAGTTGAACAAGCAGTTGCTTCGCGGTAACTCTACTGTTTTGACCACTATCAATACTTTGAACGGTGACCCAACTGTTGGTGGGTTTTTGGAAGCAGAATCTAAGGCTCGACAGGCAGTTGCAGGTACTACTGTTGGTGGTATTTCTAAGCAAACCTATCCAGTCAACGGTTGGATGAACCAGGTTGCTGACATTCAAAATGACTTTAGCACTAACGGTATTGTTGGTATGCAACAGTTAGCAATCCAAGCAAACACTGTAACTCACATGGGTCAGATTGACTGTGTGCTTTTGTCTGAAGCGGCAATGGCTAACTATCGTCGTGCTTTGTTCCAACAAGAGCGATACATCAATGAGAAGACTCTTGATGGTGGACGTATGCAACTTGCTTTTGGTGGTGCTGTTGTTGAACAAGACCTTGAGCTAGGTTTTAGTTATGCTTCAAATGACTTTGGTACTGCACCATTGTCTGGCTACTTCCTTAACTTTGACGGTGTCAAGTTGTGCATGCACAAAGATGCTGACTTCGCTGTTTCACCTTTTGAGCACATTTCTGGAACTACTGCACGGGCTGCCCAATTGTATGTTAAAATGCAATTGATTGCAGATCATCTTGGTTCTTGTGGTGTTCTCTTCGACGCAGAAACTTTCTAAGGGGGCTTATCATGGCTACACAAAACATTATCCAATACTTGGAAACTTCTCAATACAACGCATTGCCTTCTGGTGGTACAGTTGCAGTGGGTGTCGAAGCGATGAACCGTCGTCAAATCGAAACCTTTATTGCTTCTGAAGCTATCTCTGCACAGGACGTTGTTGCTTTTGACATTACCAAAACTGCTGACGGGGATAAAATGATTCACGTTGTTAAGGCAGATGGTAACGATACTGATAGAGTTGCTGTTGTTGGGGTTGCTCTTGAAGCTGCAGCGGCTTCTGGTGACACTATTGACGTTTGTATTGCTGGCTTATGTCAAGCAAAAACAGATGGTTCAGTTGCTAAAGGAGATCGCTTGATTGCTGATGCTGCTACACCAGGTGCTTTCCACACTGCAGATGCGGCTGATGTACTACCAATTATTGCTTACGCAACTGCAGACGACAGTGGTACTGTTGCAACTGTGATTGTGATTAAACAGTTCTAAGTTAGATTTTCTATCAAGCCGAAGGGGTGGGCCAACGCCCATCCCTTTTTTTCGTATGGTGACCTATGGCAAATTTAAAAGCATTGAGACAGAAAGTTAAAAATATTACTGACTACAGTCCAGAACTGGCACAGTTTAACAACCAGTTGGATGAACTTTTAAACGATGCCTACTATTGCATCTGGACAATGAAGCGTTGGAACTTTAGTACAAAGCTTGGCACTATGCGTTTGCACACAGACATCACAACCAGTACAGATACAGAGAATAGTTCTGGTGCAAATGTAACAGCAACTGTTACTAAGGGTGAGCGTCAAGTGGTATTAAGTCACGACATTGACAGACTGCATGACATGGATGTGTGGGAAGGTCAACCTATGGAAATAGACAACATGGAATACATCATCTCTAAATTGGTGGACATGAAAACCATATTGTTAGAAAAACCATTTGAAGGGACCACCTCCGCAACAAACAAAGGGTGGAAGATAAAAAAGCGATGGTATGACCTACCAGAAAACTGTTTGGAACTTTTATATTTAGGGCACAGAGATTACCCCTACGTAAGTGTTAGTGGTTCACAAAATCCATACGGAAAGTCTACTGCCATTTTACCCAGGCGCGAAGAAGATGTTGATCTGCGAGTAGACTACACACAATCCTACGCAGAAGCATACATAACCAGTCCTACACTTCACATTGCACCGGCTGAACAATTAAAGATTGAAGAAATTGCAGCACCAACTGGTCAGTTTCAATCCAACAAATACTACGAGTTTGCATGGGCATTTATCAAAGATGGTAAAGTAGGTGCATTGTCAGAGCCAACTATTTACAAAGTCACTGAAAACAACAGAACACTAAAGTTGTCATTTATTGGTTGGGACGATTTAGCAATAAAAGCAGATACTTACAACAACAAAGACCAAGAGCCTACACAATGGGAAGGTTATCGAAAAGTGGTTTGTTGGAACAAAAACTTCGATCAAAATACAGGTGAACGTAAAGGGCTGCCATGTTGGCTTTTTGTTGCCT